AAATACTTTGTGATATTTATTTGCTGAACTTTATTAAAAAGAAGAGATTCAGAATCTTTTCTCATAGGAAGTTTGTTATATACAATTCCTTTTATTTCATTAAAATTGTTTCTTTGCCATTCAATTCTTTCTTTTTGAACTCTTTTGAATTCAAGTTCATCTTTTTCTAATTGTTCTTTTATTTTATTATTCTTTTCTGCTAATTCTTTATTTTGTTTTTCTTTTTCATTACCATATTTTTCTTTTAGACTATTATATTTATCAATTAATTCTTTATAAGTCTCTTCTTTATCATCAATTGTTTCTGCAACATAAGAAAGATTATAATAAACTTTGCCATCTGTTCCATTTGTTACTTTTTGAACCTTTGCATAAACTTCATATTCATGTAAGAAAATTTCATCACCAATTGTTAACTCATAATCTAGTTCTACCTCTAGTAGCTTTACTCTTTCCAATGTTTCTTTTTCTATGCTTAAATATGCATTTGAATAACCATTGTCATTTAATTTGTAAAACTCTCTTATTTTTCTTCCTAAGAAAACGCTATGCACTTTCTTATTTTGTTGCTTGTGGTTTAGATTTGGCATTATATGCCCTCCTTTAAATATTAATGGTATTTATTTTGCTGAAGGTTTTACTTGATTATTGCTATTATTATTGCGAGTCACTTTTCCTCCAACGCTAAGATCCTTTTCCTTTTTCAAAGGTGCTCCACCTTTTTCTTTTACATCTCCACTATTTGAATTAAACGCAGATAAATGGACAGGGTACTTCTCCTCATATCCATCTTCAATTTCTTCATCTAGACAACTAAAGTAACTATTAACATCAATTCCTGCACAAGCCACTAGATATCTCCTGCTACCACCTATTAATGTATATAATTGAGACACTTTCTCAAACATATCATCCTTATTTAACCAAGAAATAGGCAAATAGCTAATATCAATATAATCCTTTGGTTTGATACCTAATAATTCATTAATAACCCTAGTATATTCTATAGCTATCTCATTTACAGATTGAAATACTTGGGATGATACTAAATCTAAATTTACTGCTAAATTTGCATATGAACTTCCACCAGAACTTTCGGCATTTAAAGCACTACTAGCAAAACCTAAACTCGTACTGATCTTCTTCATATTCTCATCACTTAAACTATCTTTAACCAGAGAAGAATCTTTGCTTAATCTGCCCATTTCAGTCCCAGGTGCTAAACTGAGGGTTGAGATTTTGGCGTTTTCCCCACTTGTATTTACTTTTACTGCATTTTTAAAAGCCTCAATAACTTCTTTTTGCTGAGTTGAATTTAATGAGCAAGAGCCAGTTTTTTCCCCACTTGGTAAGATAAGGTAGTAGATACTACTTGCTAATTCACTAATTAGTTGATATTGACTATCATTATAATCACTACTTGCTTTCATATCTGCAAATGCAGACAGTCCTAGAGGTCTTCCATATGGTTCATCTTCTTTTGCTTTAAATTTTAGAGCAATTGTTTTTCTGTAATCTAATGTGAACCATCTCTTACTGGCATCTTTCTTATATGTCATATATGCTTTCATGAACTCTTTCGGGAAGTTTTTTATCTCATTTACTAATCCACCATATTTGAATTGATCAAAATACATCATGTCAAACGCAGCAATGGATATGCTATTTTGAAATCCAATTATTTTACAATAGTCTAAGTCTAAAGGTTGAATCATGAAATTGTCATCTAACGATAATCCTTCAATCCTATCAATAGATTCTATTGTTATTGAACCAGTGTCAATATTTTTATTACTTGCAAAAGTGTTACGCAATATTCCTATGTATGTTCCGTAAATATATAAATTTCTTAATATATCCCTAGTTGTTCTATCATGATTTAGTAATTTTAAGAATAAATTGACTTTCTTTTTTAATTCTTTTAATTCAGGAGTTTTATTTCTCATAGTTGTAATATTAGCTAAAGTAGGTATTGCTATCATGTAGTCGCAGATGTTGCTATAAATTCCCTGTGTTCCATAAGCTTGTTCAGATATAGTTCTTAATATTTCATTATATATCATAGGATATTTGACATATTGTTTTAAATCACTCATGGGGATATTATCTGTATCTAGTCTTCCTGTTGAAAATGAATAAGAATTATAGGATAAAGAATTTAATTCTATTTCATTTGATGTTGAGAATTGGGGAGAGGTGGATGTTTGAGTGTTTGTTTCTGTTTGAGAAATTATTTTTTTTGTCAAGAGAGGTTGTACCTCCTTTCTTTGGGGATTTGTTATGAGTATGAGAATACGAAATCATGATCACCATTATTTGATTCTCTATTTTTTAATTCTTCAAGATGTATCCAATATAAACCATATATACAAGAACTCCATTTATCTTGGTTGATCTTATTACTAATTCTCTTCGTTCTTGTTTCTTTGCCACTTTGAACATATTCTAGATTCATTATTTCTTCACACAATATGTCCGTAAAAAGATAAGGCAATGACATTTTCAACAACGCTTCTGATTCAATTCTTTTCTTTACGTCTTTTAAACCAATAGCTTCAGGAACAAGTAAATTGAGTTTATGATTGCTAATTATATTCATAAAATGGTTTATCATATCACTGTTCTTAGTTTCTTTATTTTGTGCTTTTATTGCAAACAGCATTGGAATATTCTTGTCTGTTTTGTATTTGTCATATCTATCATCATTAATAACTGAATATGGAGGGAAATCTCCTGTTTCCAAAACAAGAAAATCTATAATTCCCGCGCCCAAACCATTCGCATCTACAATTAAAATTCTTGCTTTGAATTCTTCTACTTTTTGTTTTAAAAACATTGACTGCTCTTTAAAATGAGTTCCTTCAAAACTATAAATATTCACTAAATACTTAAAATAATCTCCATTATTTCTAGGAATAATTTTAAATACAGATAATGAACAATTGGCATTTTTTATTCCTTCCGACCTACTAACATCATAAGAAAGCACATATTCAGCATCTTTGTCTCCACAATGTTTGTCTTCAGCTTTAGAAATAGTTCTACAAGAAACCAAGTCTTCATAATGGACTAAACTTTTATCACTAGAACCAGTCCAATAGGAGTTATACTCCCTATCGAAACCAAGTTTATTGAAACTATCTGATTGTTGCAATTCTTCAATATAATTAATATCTAATTGATCATGCATACAAGGCAATTCATACCCGTTTCCAATACAAAAGGAACTTTTATCATCAACCATTTTATGTAAAGTTTCCATACATTTTTGATAACCAAAACCTTGCTTAGTTCCTGCTGTAGTAACATATAGCATACCCTTATGTATTTCTTGTGGATTAACTTCTTTACACATTGCAATTCTATTATTAGCCATCAAAGGTAAAATTGTTTCATTAAATATATTTTCCTTAAATGATGGATCAGCTATCTCTTCAATTGAGCCGCCATGTTTTCTGCCCCCACGGCTACTGTTCTCAATTTGTACTATGTCAAGTTTGCTTTCGTTTTGGAAGACTAATTTTGTATAATCTTTAGCAAATGAAACGTATTTAACTTCCGCTTTTAATATAGGAAAGAAATTCCAAATATCCTCAATGTTTTGTTGTGATATCTTAGAAGCTTGCTCTTTCCCAGGAGCAGAAATAAATTCCTTCTGTGCTGGTAGAAAAATACATTTTAAATATTTAGCTAAAATTTGTAAAAATGATTTACTTGTTCCTCGTGTAGCAGTTAGAAATACTTCTCTATATCTAAACATAACTCTAAGATAAATCCTTTGATAATAATGAAATTTAAACTTACTATCTGGTGGTTTTATAAAGTCAATAAAATAATCTGGTTTAGATAACCATAATGAACAATATTTTCCCCAATCACCAATACGACTTTCAAAACTTACAATTTCTTGTTGATTTTGTTTTGAATAATCGACTTTCCAATTATTAAAAATGTCAGTATTGTTAGTATTCTTATCTTTTTCACTTTCTAAATTGTTAAATGAACTCATTCCACATCGCCAACTTTTTCTTCTACATCTTGTGTAGTATCGACTTCAATACTATCTATATCTATTATCGAATCTCCATTTATTTTTGGAGTATCAAGAGGAGGAGAAGACAACTTTTGCACTCCAACAAGTTTTCTAGTATAATTTAAAACATACATGATTGTTTTATCAACAATATCCTGATGCTCTTCTATAGGAGTTGGATTAATGAACCCGTGTTTTTCTACTTCCTCGAATATTTGAGAAAATGTTCTAATACCAGTTCTTGTATCTGCCGAAACTTTATCAAGTGGCCTAAACTTTGCACTCTTTGTCATTGTTTCATACTGAGGTGCTAATTTTGCAAACCCAATAGTGTCATCATCTTCAAGACATTTATCCATCTTTAAATTTAATTTACAAATAAATTTCAACAATTGTTTATGAGATGGAGTAGAAATATCATATGAATCACACATATCTTTATAAAATTTTTCTAATCTACCAAGTTGTGTA